AAATAATTAAATCAGTTTTTGCGTAAGCCTTGTTTAGTCTTATAATCTCACTTGTAGATAGATTAGGTTTATTATAACATTGTTTTACCCATAACTGTCTATTAGATACATCTACAGAAACCTTAACTAATGTTGTATCATCTAAACTAAAACCAAAATCTTGTCCAAAACACATTAACTCTCTATCCATAAAGACACCTGTTCTCCAGTTCTTTATAATAACTCCTTCTGCACGCTCTTTCCATCCTCCTAATATCTGATGTAAGTATTTACTTGGGTTATTTCTTTTAGTCTTATAAATAGTTTGTAAGAAAGATTCTGGTAAGTTTGCTTTATTGTCTTTGTAGGTAGTGTGTATGTAGGTAACACCCTTCTTTGTTAAGTTACTACCATCTTTAACTAAAGCATCTCTAAAGAACCTCTTATAAATCCAATGCTCTTTAGTTGCAGGGTTTAATATTAAGATAACTCTGTTCTGTTTAGTAATTGCTCTAACAGATAAATCTATCTTATCAAACGTTTCTTCATCATCTAATTCTTCTGCTTCATCAACAACGAATGTAGTAATACCATTAAGAGATTTAAGAGCAGCAGTTTGATTACCACTACTTGTTCTAATACCTTTAAATATAATAGAAGAACCTGTTGTAAGATTCATTATCTCATCTTTAGTTATCCTAAAGTCTTTATTCTTACCTAATAAATCTATCTTTTCAACAAACTCTGGTATAATAGAAGTATGTGCAGAAGTCATTGTATATCGTGTAAACAACACTTTATGTCCTTTCTCGTAAGTAAGCATCAGTAATCTCAATGCTACACCAAAAGACTTTCCCGAACCACGTCCACCTGTTACAATATAGTACCTACTATCACTATTAAATAATGGCTGGTACTTTTCGTGAATACTAAGACTTTTCATCATCTACCTCTTTATGTTCTACATCAATAGTCTTTTCCTCTAATGTTGGATTATTACTCCCAAAGAAGTTAATTACAGGTGCGTTATTAGCAACAGGCTTAACATCTTTTTCATCATCATAAGCATAGTCAAATAACATCTTATAAGCATTTACATTACCTGTATCTTTAGCTTTCTTAGCAAGTGCTTCAAATGCTTCTACTTCACTACCAAATACATTCTTTAATGCTTTCTTAGCGTATTGCTTAGTTCTTTTCTTCTTAGCATAATTCTTTGCAGGAACATTACTACGTTCTCTGTCTGGTACTTTACTTAATGGTATTGATTTCTTCCTACTGTTATTTCTTCTACCATCATTTGGTTTTATTTCTTCTGACTTCATATTTAACGTTTTCTTAACATTACTTAAATAAATAATACTTATATTTGCATAGAGATTGTTTTTTTCATATATAATTGATTTTATTATTATTTAAGTAGAGGTGTTCCAGCACCTCTATTTTTGTTTATTACTTCTGATGTGTACAACCTTTTCAACTGCTCTTGCACCATAATAGCCTCCGTAGACCAGTAACAATAAAGAAGATAGTAAGTCTATCCACGCTTCGTTTATTTTAAAGCCTTCTATTGCACTATCTAATATAATGTAAAGGAATAATGCTAAAGTTAAAAAAGCAAGGCTTAAAGGTCTTATATTCTTACTCCACCAGCTATCAGATAACATATCAGACTGCCAACGTTTTGTTACCTCTTCCATTTCAGTAACATCTTGCTTTAAGTTAGCTAATAGTATTTCTTTTTGTTCTTCTGTTAATTGACTATCATTGTTAATAGATTCAAATATCTGACTAACATCTTTCTTATCAATAGCATCAACAATAGTTTTACCTAAAGGAATGTTATTCTTTACAACACTTCTCCATAGGTTACCGAAGAAAGTCCCTTTGCCTCCGTTCTTTCTTAATTTAGGATTATCACTCATAATTTGTTTGTTTTTGCTATCATTATTATACTATTTAGCATATAATGTTGGTTATTACCATCATTTTATATCTTTTTGTGTATAATATGCATTATTTCAATTTACCAGTTTTTTCTATTCTTTACCTTTTCATAAATATTATAAACAGCAACTGCTACAAGATACACTATAAATAATACTAACCCTTCCATTTTAATAAGTCCATATTACTTCCTTACTCTTTCCATTATCCAAATCCACGTGCAGAAATGTGTCAGCAATACCTATCCTTGTAAATCCCACCTCTAATAAAGCATTTAAGACAATAAAACGTTGTCTACTATTAGTAACACTAATATCTACTGCAAGTCCTTTTAAATGGCTTGAATTAGGCTTACCACCTATTTTAGCATTATGTTCAGGAGTTCTATATGCTGAATTAATTACAAATGGAATACCTGCTCTTTCTCTTGCTTCGTCTAATCTTAATAAGAAGGTTTTATCCATCTTATCTAAATTATCTAATTCTTTAAAATAACGAGTCATAACTTTTTTTTAATAATTTACTTCTTTTTTCTACTATGCCAAAGCATCATTAATGGTATCATAATAAATGCTAATGCTAAAAATATTTGTTCCATAGCTTTTTAATTTTTTTATCTTAATAAATTTCCAATTTCGTTTGCACTTACTTTAAATCTTTCTAAAGCTGCTTTTGGGTCTTGTAAATACCTTTGATACCTTATACTATCTAAAGGTCTAACGTAATCAACTCCTATTAAAGCTAATATCTTACCTTTTCTATAATATGGTACTACTCCAATAGCATTAATTCCTTGTCTCTGTAACTCTAACCTTGTTCTAACATCTTGTATTTCATTAACATCAGGATGTATCATTTTGTAATTAACAACATCTTTAATCCAATTAGCGTATAAACCAACAGGAACATCTTGTAATCTTTGTGCTTCACTACTTATTCCTGCTCTTGTTACTTCAAAATCACAACTCATTTTAGATTTATGTTCTCCATTGTAATAGTTTACACCATTATGAAATCTAAACACATAGGCTCTATCTGCATTTGTTGATTCCATTAAGTCATATAAAGCATTCTCTATTAAAACATCAGAATCTAATCTTTCTATGATTACATCTTTGTTAAGTATTTTATAGTTGATAAGATACTTTATTTCTGTTTTAAAACTATTTATTATGTATATGTTAAATATTAATAATAATACCCACCATTTTGTCTTATTAAGTGCATCTAACAACAACCTATACTTATTCATACCTCATCAGCACTTTGTGTGCTTTATTTTAGAAGATTACTACTAACCAATACAATATAACAGGTAGAGAAGTAAAGAAACCATCTAAAACTTCTCCTTTTCCTTTACCTGTACTTATATCATATATTTCTTTAAATACACCTGCACCCACTACAATAACTGATGCCCAAATAGGATTTATTAATATACAGAATAAAGCAAAGCCTAATGTACCACTATAAAAATGTGCTAACTTATCTCTACCTATTCTGTCTTGGTGTGTTAATATTTTCTTTATTAGTTCTAACATTAACTTATTTTATATGAATCATAGTTTAAACCTAAAAATGAATGTACTCCATTTCCACTTATATCAACTGCATAAGACTTCCAACCATAAGGGTGGTCATCAATACCTTTCCATAAAGCATCAACGTGATATTTAGAAGATAATACAGGTGCAACTGTTTCATTACCATCTTCATCATATTGACCTTGTTGTTCTACTATATGACCTAAATGCACAATAGTATGTTTATGTGTTGGATATTCGTTTCCATTTTCATCAGTTTCTACTCCTAATGCTTTTACTTTAGTTTCTACTTGTTCTTTTGAATCAAATTCGTATTTACCTATTTTTATCATAATTATATTTTTTAAGAAGTTAAAGTTTGTAATTCACTATCACTTAAGGCTTCGTTGTACACTCTTATGTCTTTTAGTTTTCCGTAGAAATTATCTGTATTACTACCTCTGCTAAAGTCTATCGCACTTAAACCTACTGGTACATCTCCCGAATTATCTGTTGCCACTTCAACACCATTAACCCATAAGCTAAAGTCATTTTGTTTAAACTTAATAGCCACCTTGTTTAAATCAGCTATATTGCTTGATGTTACAAAAAATTGTGCAGAAAAAACCCCCGAATTTATCACATATCCTATCAATGTATTACTCGATGTTTCATAACCAATAGTTATTCTTTCAGATACCCCCCCATTTGTTAATGAAATATACCTTTTTGTTTCATCATCAGCTAAAGCACTTATCTCTGCATACAAAACGCCCTCACTACTATTAATATAATTACTTAAACCACTTTTACTTAATGTTTCTGCTACTCTTGTTGCAGTTGCACCACTTGTAGGTATGTAGCTTGTTGCGTATGATTGTTCTTCTACTTGCGCGCCCCAAATGTAAACCCCATCAGTTGATGTGTTGTTATATTGTGGGTAAATTCTTACGTCTGTAATAGTAGTAGTAGTAAATGTTATTTGCAATCTTACCCACCCATCATTAAAGGATTTTGAAGAAAAAACATCAGCATCTCCTCCACTTACTTTTGCAAAACTATCAGTTGAAAAAGTATAAGTATAAGCCGAAGTAGTACTGCCACCAATTCCTGTACCTGATACAAATAGCGTAATTTCATCTGATGCTTCTTTTTTAGCAAAAAAACTATAAGTAACTACACCACTCGAACTAACACTATCCTGTACTCTTGGAAAAGCACCAACACCATCACCTTTTAATAAATCAGCAGTTAAATCTCCTTTTGGACTTAAAATTGAATTACTTGTAATCGTTGCATTTGTTTTAGCCCAACTCGCATCACTAAAATCTTCTGAATACGTTACTAAATTCGTACTTTGTGGTTCTACTAATAAACTCGGACATCCACCATTAGTATAATCTAATCTTGGTACACCTGTTGCCACTGCTTCAATTAAACCATTCTTATTTACTCTTGTGGCTGTACTTGCTCTTGATGTTGTTAAATCACCATCACCATTAGTTGGTAATACACTATAAAGTTTGTTTGCTTTATAGCCACTTGGTATCATTGCTATTGTTGGTATTTTTGACATAATTTACTTTTTTTATTTTTATACGTTTATACAATTTATACTTTCTACTATTCCATTATCTTCTGTTACTCTAAAATAGTAATTCCAATTTGAACTTGGTGATATCTTATCTGATACACAATTTATACTTTCTACTACACCACCATCTGCTTCAACTCTTGTTGTGTACTTTTCTGCTAAAAAAGATATGTTAGAAGAAAAATCTCTATAAATACTTCCCCAACTTATCGTATTTGTTGATACACCTATTCCCCACCAAGAAGATTCATATATTTTACCCCAGTTTATTGTGTTTGTTGCCATTCTTTAATTTTTTCTTTATAGAATTTATTTAAGTTTATTAGGTTCTTATCCTTTACTTTATAACTTCCAACCTTCTTTCTATCCCTTTTCTTTTCCATTATATTACTATACTTGAAAAATTATTATTATCTCTGTTAGGTCTTAAATCCTCATTTGAGTTGTTTAAGTATTCTGGAAACAAGTTAGAGTTATTACATAAGTAATCTACCATTCTCTGTGTGTAGAAGTCTGCTCTTGCTCTTGCTTTATCTACTAACCTATCAACCTCTGAAAAGTCTATAGCATCTTCATTCTCTCCTCTTTGTCTTGTTAATCCACTATTATCTATAGTAAATAAAGATTCTGGTAAGTACTCTATATGTGTAAACCAAATCATACAAGGTTTAATATAATTATCTCTTAATATCTTGTAATTAGCATTACCTACATCATCTAAAGTGTCTGATATAATTAATGATTGTAACTTATCATATAAAGATGTACCTAAATACTGATGTATGTAAATGTCTTGTGCTATCTCAATAAAATGAATAATCTTGTCACTATCTACATTACCATTAATAATAGATTTCTTTTTTAGGTCAGCAACCGATATAAAAAGTGCTTTCATATTTAAACGTATTTAAGATTTGTTTTATTTTCTCTTTTTCCTGAAAGCCACCTCCACACAGTGGTTCTATTTATATTATATAAATCACAATAGTCGCTTAGATTTTCATAAAAAACTCCATTAGACTCATTCAATATAACTTTATTTCTATCTATCTTTTGTTGTTTTGAATTTACATATTCCTTACTTAAAGACCATATATATCCTCCTGCATACTCTCGTTTCTTTTTAAGGCATTTAGAGATGTTTTGACGATGAATACCTGTCAAGGCACTTGCCTTAGAGATACTTGAATATTTTTTAATAAAATCACCATTTAAACTATACTGATAAACTTCTTTATTGTTGTAGTGAACACCACCACCTTCTCCTCCTACGGTTTTATTTACTAAGTTACTCAAACCTATTTCTGATATCAAAGACTTCTCTAATTCAAAGGCTTCTTTCTTACTTAATCCACTTTTAAATATATCAACAACATATCCTTTTTCTACTTCTTCAATCCATTCAGCACTTCTACTTTTTTTACAATAAGCCCTTTTCAAATCTCCCATCCCAACATAAAATATAGAGTTATCGTCTTTTCTTCTATGTAAATACACAACCTTACTCATTCTTATTACTTTTAAATATTCTACTTAATAAACCACCTCTGTTCGGCATATCTATTGGTCGTATTGGCATCTCATTAGGGTTGTTTGGTTCGCTTAATCCTTTCTCGTAAGCATCATCAGCATTAACCTTTCTACCACTCTTTTTTCTATACACTTGTAATTCCCAATAATGATGACAGTTCTTACCACCTTTAAACTTTAGTAAACTATAGTTTCTTCCTTTATGACCTAACTCTTTGTTTACACCTCTAAAAGACATCATATTAATATCCTCTTTTCTAAACACAACTTTATTAGCTGTTAACCCTTCCATTTTTGTACAAAAACTCCTACTCTTACTGCTGTTACGTACAGGCATATAAGCATAGCGAATTTTATAGACTTCATTATCTTCTTTACTCTTACCATCTTTATACTTGATTTCAGCCATTTTTAGCTCTTCTTTCTCGTCTTTGTATACTTCACTATAGACCATCTCCCAATCATCGCTTAAAACCTCTCCTAAGCCTTCTAATTGGTCTATTAAGTTTTCACCTTCTTCATCAGAGAAATCTTCCTGTTCTTTATCAGATGATAATTTCTCTCCTGTTTCTTCTTCTCTACGTATATTTGTAGCTATATTTTCAGATGCAGTAAACTCTATAGGTTGTAATGTTATAAAGTATAAATCTTGATGAATATTGTTGAAAGATAATATCTCTTTAAGTCCGTTAAGGATTTCATCTTGTCTTGGTCTTATAACTACCTTATCCATTAATACAGATGCTGTTCTTAATTCTTCTGCATTGTTACCAAAACCTGTATTATCTTTAATACCTAATAATATAGGTGATACAATCTTATGACCTAACATTATCTTCTCTCTTGCTTCATCAGATAAGAATTGATATTGTGCGTGTGCATCTGGTAAATGTATAGGCTCTATAGTAGCTTGACTTTCTTTATCATCATTAAAAGCAATCATAGCTTTACCACTATTAGATGTACCACTAAACTTATCGTTAATCTTATTCTCTATTAACTGTTGAGTTTGGTCATCTGGTACACCATTATTAAAGTTGATAAATAAACTTGGTGCTAAACCATTCTGTATATTGCTAATATGATATTCACTAACCTCTCCTTCTAATTCAGCATACTGTAAACAAGAGTGATACTCTGTAGGTGCATAGTAATAGAATTTAGGTTTGTAAGGTTTGAATATATATAATTCATTTAATTCTTTAGCACTACCAAACCCAAATGAAGGTATTAGTTTTGTTTTGTCTCCTTTCTTTTTATTACTCCAATTAGGATGATAGTGCCATTTTTTTATAATGCCTTCTTGTGCTTTGTTTGCTCTTAATGTTTCCATTGGAAAGTGAGAAACTTTTAGTATCTTAGTTTTACCTGTATTGTATGTTATCTGTAAAGCACCTTGACCTAATAAGTAATAATCCTTAATTAGCTTCTTAATTTCAGCAGGTTTAAGTAAGGACTTCATCTTTACATATTGTTCTGGAAAGTCATCAGAATTTAAAGATTCTAACCCTTTACCAAAAATCATATCAGATATACCATTAATACAGGTAGCATTAGTAGGACTGTTTAGGTATAAATCACACACTCTATCAAAGTAATCATTATCTTCACCAAAGCAAACATAATCATCGTTATATTCTTCTTTAATTACTGGTGTCTGATAAGATGATAGACTTAAAAATCTAACATTGTTTTTAAACTCTTTTTTATCGCTCATATTATATCACGTAAGTATTATCGTCTACAACCTCTGTATATTTGTTTTGAGATTGCTTATGTTTTGTTGTAAAGTCTGTTTGAGATGTAACATAAAGTTTATCTCTATAAAATAAACTACCACCTTTAGTTAATGTTATAGAATACCCAAAACCTTCCTCTAATATTGTAGATGAAAATGGAACTTTAAAGTAGTTACTTACTTCAGTTACATTTAAGTTATTTAGAGTTTCAGTTATATTTTGTCCATCTTTTCTTATAACCATAGTAACATCATTATAAACTGCAAGAATAGGTGAAGCACAAGAAGAACTTTCTACAGTTCCATTCTCACTTTTAACCCTTCTCTCAAAGTCCAAATTAGAAAGGTCTAAACCTTCTCTTGGAATAATAAGTATTTCTTGTTCAGATGTAATAGGTTGTACTATTTTCATTTTTTTAAACTATCTAATGATATAACGAAATATAAATTTTTTAGTTCGTCTTAAAAAGAAAAACCCCTGTAAATCAATACAAGGGCTAATCAAATTGGAAGTAAAAGAAATCTTTATGCACCAGGCACAACAGTAAAACCAACTGCTGCTAATGTGTCTGCTAAGAAGTTAGCAGGTATTTTTTCCATTCCTGTAAACGTTAAAGTGTATCCGTTAAATTCTCCCATACCACTACCAGTAGCAATAGAGCCTCCTGTAACGTCCATTCCGTACTCTAATCCTGCTAAAAGCAAGTTTCCGTTATTGTCTTCAATGATAACGTGAGGATGTCCATAAGACAACATCTTAATTGTCTGGTGGTCTTCTTTACTTAATTGTGGTAATTGTAACTCTAATACTTGTTCAAAGTATGTTGTTCCGTTTTCTCTACTTGATGTAGGTGTTTCTGTGTAAGAAGATGCACCTCTTACTTCAAATTCGTAAGCAGATGGTGTTCCTGTAACAGTAGCAATTGCATCGGTATCTGTTGCGTCATACGTAACATCACCTAAATCACCATTGTTTACAAAATACACTTTGTTAATACCACCTACTTTGTCTTTACAAGGTTCTAATCTACCTCTTGATATATCACACGCCAAAATATTTATGTTTTATTTGTTAATCTACCTTTTTTAATTAATTTATAGTCTTCAAAGTGTTTCGGTAGAATTTGAAACTCTTTCTGACTGCAAATAATTAAAGGGAGAAATTAATCTCCCTTTATTATTAATTATTAATCTTAGTTAGCACTATTTACAATTCCGTAAGTTACGATATCCTCTGCAACGCCATACTGAACGCCTGCTAAAAATCTCATTATTACTCTAACATTCTTAGAACCATCTAAGTCAGCCATATCTAATAATCTCACTTCATTCCAATCAGAAGCGATAGAAGTACCAAACCATAAGTTAGACTTTTCAGCTAAAATCATAGTGTTAGCAGGTAATCCATTTGCCATAAATACATTTACACCTGCAAACTGTAATCCTTGGAATCCTTGGTTTAAACCTTGTGCATTGATACCATTAGCACCTTGACCTCCTGATGCAAAACCACCTAAAGCGATTGCATAATGCTTATAAACATCTTGAGAAACGTATAAAGAAAGTTCTGGTGAACCGAATAATGCCTTTGGAATAGCAGCATATACTTTACCCATCTCATCGATAACGTTAGCGGCAGTTACAGTAGTTCCTGTTACTTCGTTAGCAGCAGGCAAGTTAGCATCAGCAGCTAATAAAGTAGCGAAACCATCGTAGTTGTCTGCACCAGCAACACCTGACCAAATAGAGTTCTCGTTAGTTTGTGCTACTTTAGCAGCTACATACTGTAAGATATACTCTTGAATAGACGAAGGCATATTTCTGTGAGCAGAACCACCCATTTGATAGCCATTCCAATCATTAAACCAATCAGTCTTACATAACTCTAAGTTTACTTGAAACTCTTTAGGTTCAATAATTCTTTCTGTAGATGTGATAGTAGAAGTATCTGAGAAATCACAGGTAGCACCTTTAATTAATCCATCAGTTTCTAATCTTCTTACAACCTCTTTACCTACGATGTTAGGCTTGAAAGTGATTGCGTCTTGAGCAAGAGTGTTTCCTGCTAATAAAGCTGCAGAGATAATTTGATTTTTTGATTCCCCTGCATAAGTAGTTGTTATACTTGTAGTTGTTGCCATTTCTTATTTATTATTTATTATTTAACATTTGATAAATTCTTTCTTGAGGTGTCATAGCAGATAAAGGTTTACTAAACTTAACCTCTTTCTTTTCTACTACATTTTCTGGAGAATGTACAATCTCCTTTACCTCACTCAATTCCACCTCTTCCTTAACTTCTTCTTTTTGAGATGCTAATTCTTGTGGAACTTCTTTAACTTCTTTTTTAGCTTCTTCTAAAAATGCTTTAAACATATTCATAAACTTGCTTTCAACTTGTGCAAGTTCTTCCTGTGTAGCGTATTTTACTTCAACCTTAACTTCTTCTTCTTGTTTAGGTTCTTCTTGCTTCACATCTTCGTTTAAAACAACTTCATCTTTAACTTCAATCTCTTTAGTTTCTTTCTCTACAGAAAGACCTAAGACTTCCTTAATTTTGTCTAAAGTGTTTAATTCTTGATTCTTCATTGTATTAATCTGTTTTATAATTATATAACGTTATTGTTTTTTTATTATATCGTTTTTATTCTTCTGTAGTACCTTTACCCCCTATAAAACCAATACCTTGCTTCCATATAGGGTGTTGTTTACACTTCTTCTTTTTACACTTTGTTCTTGTGTACGTATTAAGACATTTACAGTATTCTGCTTGTTTAGCCATTAATGATTGTTTTGTATTTTACTTATAAAAAAAATAATATCCCAAATAAAAGCATCACCTCCATTAGAAGTCATCTTCCATTGTGAACCGTTATTTACAAATTCATAATCTACATAATATTGAAATACCATATGGAACTCGTGTTCTACATCATTACCTTTAGGTATTGAAATATCAGAACCTAACCTTTCGTATGGTGTTCA